GCGACTCCTCGGCCTTGCCGGCCGCCCGTTTCCAGAACTCGGACACCAGATCGGACTCGCTCACCTGGAACTCAAGCTCGCGGATGCGAGCAGCAGCCCGGCGGTAGTCGGCGAACAGCCAAGACAGCATGGGCACTCCTTTGCGCTATGAGATCGACACGGTCACGTCGGGCTCACCTGCGACTCGGGTGTAGACGTGATTCATGGACATTCCGAAGAACACGTCGTCCACGGAAACGGTGTCGCCCTGCGACGGCCCGCCGTTGTGGTGATTGCTCTCCGACCACCCGCTCGGAAAGTCCTTGCAGGCAAGTGACCCGTCAGCGCCCTCGACGTGCGTCAGCTTCGCGAACCGATACAGCACCTTGGTGAACGTCAGTTGGCCGAACGCGTTGTACTGATCGGATACATCGACTCCGGTGAACGACCAGCCGCCGCTCCCGTCAGGCGTTTTCGTGGACGGGAGACCGAGATAGTCATTCGTCGGCGATTGGACGTAGCTGATCTTCGTGCCGTTGATGCCGCGAATAGCGACAGATGCGCTGGGCGGATAGCCGCTCCCGCTAGACGACATAGTGACCGTGTCGAGCCGCCAGTATGTAAGACCGATGGCGTCCGTGAAGGTCGTCCACGAAGCCGAGAACGCGGCGCCGCTTCCGGCACCGGCACCGAACACTACGAACTCGACTTCCGGTGCGCTACGAGTCTTGAACGCCTTCCACCGATGCCGCGTCTTGAGCGTGGACGGTGAGGCGAGCGTGCGTGGGACTCCGAAGTAGTTGATGAAGCCGATGCTTTTCCATATCGATTGGTCGATTACCCACGCCGCTTCGCCCTCAAAGAACGATGGTATATCGTCGTTCGTCCAAGGAGTACCCAACTGGTACGCTTTGTTGATCCGCGATCCGCACATCGCCGCAGCGACGAACGCCGATTGACCTTCCGTTGTGTGATAAGGCGAGCGAGTGGCCGACACGCTCCCGCCATCCTTGTCAACGTCTTGCCCCACCGGGACGCTGGCCACGTTTCCGGTGGCCGTCTCGGCGCCGCACCCCAAGGTGAGTGGCAAGGGGCCGAACGAAGCGGCTGCCGTCACCGTTGTCGGCGTGTTGGCCGTGAGCGTGTACGTTCCGGCGCCGGGACTCGCCAGCATGACGCCCGTTCCGTCACCCGTGGTCATTGAGAGATTTAGGGTCGCTGCCGCGTCTGTGCAGCAAGCGCACGCCCCGCAGCACCCGCACCCCGGCAGCAGCACCATCACGAGCACTCCGCGGCCGCGAGAAGCCATTCGCCGCCGACGTACACGCACAGAACCTTGCGGGTGCCGCTTGGCACGGTGATCGTGGCGAAGTGATTGCGTGCGGTGAACGTCTCGGTCGTATCCCACTCGCTCCCGTCCGGCTTGATCCGCGTCACCGTGGCCGTCGCTCCCTTCGTCCACGTCGCCGAGATAGTGCCGAGCCGCGGCTCCTCGCCGTCGTCGCCGCCTTGGCGGAACCGCACCGGCGGCATGTCACGGTTGCCGCCCTCGACTGCCTTCACGGCGCGGCCGATCCGCTTCGCGGCGTCCTCGGTGAATGCGACCTTGCGAGCCTTCGCCATGCGTCACGTCACGATCAAGGGCGTACCGAAACCGGTCGAGAAGTTGGCCGTCCCGTACAACTCGACGCCGGCACCGGAGTTGATGATCGAGGGGGCCGTCCCCGGCGTCCGCTTCGTGCCGTCGGAGTTCAGCGCCACGGGCTGCTTCACCGGCTTCCCGTCGCTCCCAAGGATCACTTTCCGCTGTCCTGAGACAAGCTCCATGAAGCCGACGTCCCACGGCTTGCAGCTCCACGTGTCTGGTTCGTATCGAAACTCCCACTGCGTCTCGACGAACTTCAGCGTGCCGCCGTCGGTGTCGCCCTCGAACTTGCTGATCTCGCGGATCTTCGCGCCCTTGAAATAGCACTTCCACGTCTTCGCGGCGCCACCGGCCCACGTCGCGGAGTTGACCTTCCCGGCGTATGCGTCGCGTGCGGCCGTCCAATCTGCGTCGTTCGCGTAGAACTTCGTCAGACCCCAGCCCCGCTCCTCGCGCTCACGCTCCAGGCCTTCGAGCGGATCCTTCGCGGAGTTCGTGATGACCACGCCGTCCTTATCCGTGAATGCGGGGACGTTCGTCGTCCCGCCGATCGCGTCCCACACGTCCGCCGGCATGCCGGACTCCTGCCGGGCCTTGCCCGGCGGCGGCACGTAGTAGCGGACGGTCAGCACCCAGAGCAGGCCCGACCGGTCGGCCGGGGCCACGTCGAACTCCATCGCCTTGCAGGACGAGATGTCAGGGTGGGCCGCGCCGAAGTAGGCCCCGGTCACGGCCCCGGCGATCTTGACCTTCGTCGTCGTCGGCGAGTCCGTGCGGATCTCCCACTTCTCGACGATCTGGAAGCTCTCGCCGTAACGGCCCGAGATCGTCGAATCGTTGAGCCGCTTGTATGAGACGACCGCCATGGATCACTCCAGACCGTAGAGGTAGACGTCCTCGCCCGGGTCCGCGAGTTCGTCGCGGATCTCCTCGAGCACCCCCAGCTGCTTCTCCTGGACGCCTCCGCCCTCGCCACGCAGGATGCGAAACATCTCGGCGATGCCTTCCGACGACCGGGAGTCGATCGCCTTCAGGGCGCGAGGCTCGACGGCGGCCACAGCCCCGCCTCCGGCACCTGCGGCCACTCCCTTTCCGGCCGCGTCCGTCGCGGCCGCCGACGCCTTCGCCCTCTCGATCGCGTCGGATAGGGCCGTGGAGAGCGGCCCCTTCACGGCCTGGCCGGCCTGCGTCGCGGAGTCGCCGAAGGCCTTGTCGAAGTCGGCGCTCGCGGCGTTGACGTTCTCGGTGATCCCCTTGTCGATGTTGGCGCTAAATCTCTTCGCCCCCTCGACGATCGCGTCGATGCTCGACGTGTCGAACCCGAGATACCCGCCGATCGACTGCGCGATCTCAGCAAGCCGTTGGAACGCAGACACGAAATCTAGGATCATCATCCCCATGGCGGCCTCGGCGGAGTTCCACATCCCCGAGAAGAATGAGGCCGTCCGGCTCAGGAAGTCCGTCACCGCCCCCCACTGTTCGCCGACCTGCGAGAGGTAGGAGAACACCGACCCAAAGTTGGCAATAAGATAGTCGCCCACGCCGGCCAGCCACGTGGCACCCTGGAGGATCCCGTCTCCGATCGCGGTGCCGATGTTCGCGCCGCCGATGTCGCCGACCATCTTCGTGAACTGGTCGGATATGGCGGTTACGGCCGGAACGAGCGTCGCGACGACTTGCGTCACGACTCCCTCAATCGCCTTTTGGGCCATCTTCAGGGAGTCGTTCATCTGCTCGAAAGACAGCCCCTGAGCATTATTGAGAGTCAGCCCGAGCTTTTTGGCCTGCTCCTGCATGGCCTCGACACCGGCAGCCCCTTCCTCGAACATGGGAAGAAGCGACGCCCCGGACTTTCCGAACATGCGAATCGCCGCGGCCGCCCGCTCGGACGCCGTCGGTAGCTTGCTTATGGCTTCGGCTATGGCCTTGAATCGCCCTTCGGAGTCCATGCTTGCGAGAGACTCCACCGAAAGCCCAGCAGACGCGAACGCGGCCCCAGACACCTTCGCCCCAGCCGCTGCCTTGACGAATGCAACCTCCGAGTTGGTGATCGCTGCGGCGAGCGATTCGTGATTCAGACCGGCAAACTCAGCAGCCAGCGACAGCCCTTGGAAGCCGGCCGTGTTCATGCCGAGCATCCGGGCCAGCTCACTTTGCCTGTCGACGACCTCGGCCTGCTGCTGGCCCATGTTCACGAGGGACGACGTCCATTGACTGGCGGCCGAGACGACCGAGCCGAAGAGTTGGCCCCCCTGGATCGCGACCAGCGTCCGCATGCTGCCGACGAGGGAGTCGACGCCGGCTCGCATCCGTGCCATCGCGGATACGGACTGGTTCACCCCCGAGACGAGCCCCGACGAGCTTGCCGTGAAGACCGCCCGGACTTTGCCGATTCCCGTCGCCATCGCCGTCTCACCTTCTTCATGCCCGGGAGGTTCGCCAGCCGGTCGGCCAGCTCACCCTTCGGAACGTGGACCTTGGCCCGGTACTCGTCGCCGACCTGGTACGTGATCAGGAACCGTTCTTCGTTGTGCCGGTCGAACTTCCCCGCGAAGGCCGACCTGATAATCTCCGTTTGCCTTCCGGCCAGAAGCCACGGCTGCCCCCACGGCTCGAGCCGGTAGAAGGCACACCACCTTTTCATCTGGCCCCACGACAGTCGCCGCTTCAGCGCCTCGACGTCGGGCTCGTGTACCTCGAGGGCCAGCCGGTGGGCGAACAGCTCCCACGGGTCGGCCCTCAGCCTTTTCCCTCCTCTTCCACCTCTTCTTCGGTCGGGTCGGTGATCAGCGGTAGGCAGAACTGGGCGATCTCGTCGATCGCCCTCGGGTGGCTGGATGCCAGCTCGTCGAGGGCCTCGGCCTCGTCGGGCACGATCGGCGTGCCGTGGGCGTCGCAGAGCAGGATCTGCACTAGCTTCGCCATGAGAGGCTTTGAGCCGTCCCGGTGAGCGTTGCAATAGAACCGCCACCGATCGGCGTCGGCGCTCGACGGCGTCCTGACGTACACCTTCCGCCCGCCCCACGCCTTCACGGCGTACTCGATCGGCGTGCCGGCCGGCTTCAGCGCGGCCAGTAGGTCGTCGAAACTGTTGATCGCTTCGCTCACGTCATGCTCCTGTCAGTTGGAACTCGGCCGTGCCCGTCGACCACTGCCGGGACCGGCCGCGGTGGGAGATGCTCTTCAGAATCGCCTCACCCGAGATCGTGGCCCCCGGTGCGTCGAACGTCAGTGTCGCCTTCGCGCCCACGTAGTACGGCGACACCTGCGGAGGCCCCCAGAACGCGAACGACAGCGTCGGCGGGTCGATCGCCGTGCAGTCGTACTCGTTCACCACCCGAGCGTTCTCGCCCTCGCCGACGACGGTGCTCGTGACGTTCGTGCGTTCGACAAGCGTTGCCACGGCGGCCTGCCACTCGAAGTCCGTCAGCCAGCCGATCAGCACGCCGTCGAACGTCACAAAAGCCCCGTGGGACGAGTACTGCCCTGGCATGTCGTGGCGTCCTCATCTGCACGTCAGGCTGTGATGTCTTCCTCGGTGATGATCTCGACGAACGACGCCTGGCCTTCGACGAACGACTTCGTCTTCCGGCTGACGTTGCTCCCGACGCACCGGTATGTTCCGGTCGCGCCGGTGGTCGTCAGCGTGCCCTCGTCGCCCTCGACGATCGGATCCGTGCCGGTGACCGACTTGTACGTGATCGAGAACTTCGCCGGGTCGCGCTTCGGCTTGATCGGCCCGAGCACCATGACGGCCTCGGACCCGTCGGCCACGTCGAGCGTGGTCATGTCCATCCGCTCGCGCTCGGGCGCGGACTTGTCTAAGGCGATGTCGGTGCAGAGGTACGTCTCGCCCTTGAACGCGAACGTGGTGCCCTGGGCGGAGACAAAGCTCGGGATTGGCATGGTGACCTCCGGTGTGCCGTGGCATTTTCGCCACGGTAGGTTTTCACGGTTTTCAGCCGGGGACGTAGGTGATCTGGACCTTCATCTGGACCGTGTACGTGGGCAGTGAGTGACCGTCCAGCCACGCCGGGGCACCGTCGGAAGCGTCCTCGACCCAGCACTGGAGGAGGCCGTCCTCCGTGGCCCGGCCGTCGATGGCGGACACGATGGCATCCGCGAGATCCCACACCTCGACGTACCCGTCGGCGTAGACCTCGAGCGAGAACTCCGCGACCGATGGCAGCGACCCGCCGGCAGCAGGCTCGCCCAGCGGGTCGGACAGCACCGGATCTCTGCCTGTCCCCGTCCGCTCGAAGATCACGTAGGGCGTCTCGACGCCCTCGGGCGTTCCGATCGGGTAGGTCTTCTCGGATCCGAGCGCCGCGTTCACGGCGCCACTCAGCCAGACGTGAGGCTTCATCACTTCCTCCCGGGTCCGAATCCACTACGCCCCACGCCGGGGTTTTTGCCGGACGCCAACTCCGCCGCGGCCTTCTCCAGGGCGTTCGCCATCTCGGCCGCGAGCAGGCCGGCCACCTTCGGCTCCATCTCCTTCATGGCCTCCTCAACGAACGTCCGGGGATCGATCCCGGACTTCGTGCCGAACGTCAGCCAGATTGCTTTGCGGCTGTTCCACGGCACCTTGTAGCCAAGGGCACCGACGACGTACCCGCCGGAGCTCTTCCCGACGTACTTCGACTTGGCGATCACGCTTCGGCGCATGTCGCCAGCGGCGTTCCGCAGTTTGCCGGAGCCCTTCTGGAATCGTCCGCGGCCGTCCCGCTTCACCGCCGACTTCACGAGCACCTTCCCGGATCGCTTCGGCGTCTTCGCCCGCAGGATCGGGACGCCGTCCTTCAGCGCCCGTTTCATCGCCGCTTGAAGATGCTTCTTCGCGACGTAGCGCGGCAAGGCGTAGAACCGGTCCATCAGCGCATCGACGCCGACGTCGAGGTCGTCGACCCGCACACTGAACAGGTTCGACGACGCGCCGACGCGAACCATGTCAGGTCACCTTCTCCTCGACCGTCAGCTCGAGGTCGCTATTCGGCAGCTTCGGCACCACCGACGAGATGTAGAGCAGGCGGTTACCGTTGCTCGACCAGCGGAGCCGCATGGCCCCCGTAACGCCGGCCAGCCACCGCGTCCGAACCGTGGCCGACACGCCGCCCCCCATCTGGCCGCGGCGGGCCTGTTCGGAGTAGGACGTGGCCTCGTAGTCGCCGAAGATCGTGGCGACCGTCTGCCACGTCTCGATCGCACCGCCCGCGGCGTCGCGGGTGATGACCGACCTCTCGACGACGAACGTCTCGCGGTACGCACGGGGCATCACCACCCCCCGTTCCAGCTCGACGCCGCGAGCAGGGCCTCGACGGCCTGTGGCAGTTCGGCGTTCCCGTCCTCGGCGATGACGCCGCGGTAGTCGAACCAGTGCCGGACGAACGCGAGGATCGCCGAGCGGATCATCGGGCAAATCCGCTGGCCCTCGGCGACGCCGGCCCAGTAGGTGATGACCACCGGAGCCCCGTGGTCGGCCGTCAGCGTGAGCGTGGCCGGCGTGGCGTCGGCGTCGATCTCGTAGCCGGACTCCGTCACCTCGAGGCCGCCGGCCGTCACCGTGATCGGGTGCAGCTCGTCCACGAGCAGCGGAGGGAACGGCAGCGTCAGCACGCGAGTCGGCGGAGACCGGAAGGCGACGCGTCGCTTCGTGGCCACGAGCGTGGTTGAGAGCCGCTGCTCGACGAATCGGCGAGCGGCGGCCAGCTTGTCCAGTAGGAACGCGTCGTAGTCGGTCTGGTCGTCCGACAGGCCGCAGTTGAGCTTGGCCTCAGAGAGCGACACCGGCTCGACCATGGGCCATTCGATGACCCTGACCGTGTCGGGCAGGCAGCGGCACTCGGCCATGGTTCACCCCAGAGGCCCACCCGCCGCCAAACCCGGGGACTGCATCCTTGCGGTCCCCGGGCCGGCGGAGAGGAGAAGACGAGGATCACGGGGTCTTGGCGAGACGAGCAACGAACGAGGGACCGTTGTTGACGAGGCCCATCCGGGTCGACGCCACGAACAGCGTCTGCCGGTTCCGCACGAGGAGTTCCTTCGCTACGGTGATGTTCACGCCCTCCTGACCGAGCCCGATGGCGGTCGACTTCGAGAAGTCGCCGTACAGGGCGTAGGTCGTCGAGGGCATGCCCTTCGCGATGTAGACCGGGGCACCGAAGATCGTCGGCACCACGCGGCCGCCACCGACCGTCATGGTCGTCTGCTGGGCCGACCACAGCTTCATCAGGTCGACGTACCCACGCTTCGAGGCGACCCACGTCCCGGTCCCCATGATCGTCTCGTCAACCAGGCCGACGACGTCGGCGAGGTTGGCGAGGGTCGTGAGGGCCGCGCCGGTCGCGACCGTGATCGTCTGGCCGCCCGACACCGCGGCCGGCAGGCCGGTGATCGCCGGGTTCGAGCCGTTGCCGGACAGCCACACCGTGTCGTACCAGACGGCCATGCCGTACGAGATGCGGTCGGCCACGAGGCCGGCCACGTCGATCGGGCTGTCGTTCAGGAGGGCGTTCGAGACCGCGACCGATCCGCCCGCCTCGTAGAGGGTCAGGTCGGACGACGCGGTCGCGAGGTCCTGATCCGTGAAGGCGGTGCCTTCCGCGGCGAACCCGACGGTGAAGTTGCCGGAGGTCGGCAGCTTGATCGTCATCGAGTTCGGCCGGTAGATCGACGCGACCTGCAGCGCGACGCTGCGGTACTGCAGGAGGTTCACGATCGCGGCGTTCAGTTCTGCTACCACGTAGGAGTCGCCGAAACCGCTGGCCGTCTCGCCCATGGCCCGGGTGCTGACGCCGGCCATCCGGCAGAGGTAGGCACCGACGGCCGCGGCGGCCTTCTTCGACCGGAAGGCCTTGACGCCGGACGCGAGGTCCGGGACGTACTCGTCGGCCGTCTCGCTGGCGTCGGCCGGCAGTTCGCGCTGCTCGCCCTTCGTGCTCGACGTGTGCACGGCCCGGATGGCGGCCACCCGGGCGTCGAGATCGTGCTCGGCCTTCGCCGCGGCGGCGACCTCTTCGGATCGCTTCGCGGCGGCCTCGAGTCGGCTGGCGATGTTCGCCGCGTCGGCCTCGTCCTTCGGCTCGATCGCACGCAGATCGGCGATCGTCTTTTCGAGAGTCACGGCCTCATCCTGCAGGCGGGCGAGCTTGGGCGACGGCATGATCGATTCCTTCCGGGTTGTGTGGTGCTCATCCTTTGAGCACGTGTGATTATCGAGACGTAACAGACTCACCGTTTTCCGGTGGGAGGATTTTTGGGGCACGCTCCGGTCGGGCAGTCAGCGGCCGCGCCCTTCTCTCGCTCGGCCACGCACCGCCGGCACCGGCACTCGCACTTCTGCGTGATGCGACCGTCGGGCTTCCAGAGGCCCTTGACGCACGTTTCACCACAGTCACACGACTTCGGCGTCGGGGTTGGAGCCGGCCGCGAGTCCTTGAGCATGGATGCGTGCGCCACGCTCACAGCGGCCGCGGCCCGCGCGTGCTCGAGATTCACGACAGCGGGGTCGGCAGAGAACCACACCAACCACGAAATGATCCAGCGCCAGAGCAGCATGATCAGAGCCCTCGCACGTGGTTCACGATCGGGAACCCGTCGTCGCCGAGCTCGGCCGGCGAGGACCGCACGACACGCTCGCGTTCCTCGATCGCTTCAGGCGATTGCTCGGGCGGTGCCGGCTCGAAGAACGCCGCGGCCCACAGGAGGTTCTTGGCGGCGCTGATGACCCACCG